AAATTAAAAACTATTATATCACTTTAAGATGAAAGAGATATTCAAATTAGAATATGTGTGGTTGGATGGATACGCTCCTGAACCAAACCTTCGTAGTAAGGTCAAGGTAATTGAACTTGACGTAGACGACAAATCAACCGAATGGTATAGAAACCTTGACGTATCAAAATGTCCTGAGTGGAGTTTTGATGGTTCATCTACAAAACAGGCTGAGGGTCATTTCTCAGATTGTATTTTAAAACCTGTGAGGACTTACTTCAATCCTTTGAATCACACTGGTACTTTATCATTCTTTGTCCTTTGTGAGGTAATGTACCCTGATGGTACACCACACTCATCAAACACTCGTGCTGATGTGGGACATGAAGAAGAAGACCTGTGGTTTGGTTTTGAACAAGAATACACCATCATGAAAGATGGTAGACCATTGGGATTTCCTGAGAACGGTTATCCTGAACCACAAGGAAAATACTACTGTGGTGTAGGTAATGGACAGGTTCACGGAAGAGAATTTGTAGATGAACACATGGAGAACTGTTTGCTTATGGGTATTAACATCACAGGTACCAACGCCGAGGTTCTTTTGGGTCAGTGGGAATACCAAGTCTTCAGTAAAGGTAAATGGAAAGCCGGTGATGACCTTTGGATGTCACGTTATGTTCTCCAACGTATGTCAGAGAACTACGGATTCAAAATTGATTTCCACCCAAAACCTGTACAAGGTGATTGGAACGGTTCAGGACTTCACTGTAATTTCTCAAATAAAAGAATGCGTGAAGTTGGGGGTGAGGAGTATTTCAAATCAATCTTCAAAGCCTTTGAATCAAACCACCAAATCCATATTGAAAACTACGGTTCAAGTAATGAACTACGTTTGACTGGTAAACACGAGACACAATCAATTGACAAGTTCAGTTGGGGTGTATCTGATAGAGGTTCATCACTTCGTGTTCCTTTGTCCACGGCTAAGGAGTGGAAAGGATATGTTGAAGACCGTAGACCGGCATCAAATGGTGACCCATATAAGATTGTGAGAGTTATCTCTGAAACGTTGGACTTGGCGGCACAGCTCAGTAGTATCTTGGATAATATGTATAGTAATGTTGATACCAAGAACTCACCCATGAGAGCGGCGGTTAAACAAAATGAGGAGGTTGAAGACGATGAGTAATGAAATGGTAAACCACCCAGTTCATTATGGGGGTGAGAATAATGTTTATGAAGCCATCAAAGTGATTGAGGCTTGGGACCTTGACTTCCATCTTGGAAATACAGTTAAGTATATTTCAAGAGCTGGTAAGAAAGGAACTGATAAAGAACTTCAAGATTTAAAAAAGGCTCTTTGGTATCTTCAAAGGAAGATTGAGAATTTAGAAAATGTTGGTTGAGGTAAGATATAGTTCAAACCACAAAAACGGAGACAGACCATGGAAAGTTTTTATTGATAAACAACTATTAAAGGTTGATTCAATAGAATTTCTATGTCAGATAAACTCTTCTATTGGGTATACCGACGATGGTAGAGAGACAGGTCACATTACTTGTGATGCTAAGAAAATCACCATTGAAGATTTTTGTATGGTTATTGAATAATGAAATACAGATTAGCTGCGACAGGTTCCATGGAAGTCGGTTGGGTAATCCAAACTGAAGATAAAAAACTTACAATCAGATGTCTTGAGTTTGAGGTATCAATTAAAACAAAAACATTCATAGAGGGTGGTCAGGCATGGTTGGAATTTGAAACAGAAAATCCTATTATTGTAAGAGACCACAAAGTAACAATATATTAAAATGACAGAAAATTATTTAGGGAAAATAGTAAACGGAGATTGTATTGAAGTGATGAAGACCATGGAAGAAGGGTCTGTAGATTTGATTGTGACATCACCACCATATGGTGTTGGGATTGATTATGATGTTCATGATGATGATATGGTTTGGGAACAATATTCCAAGTTCACTCGTGATTGGATGGAACAGGCATACCGTGTATTAAAGGATGATGGTAGGATTGCTTTGAACATCCCATACGAGATTAACCGACAAGACAAGGGTGGAAGAATATTCATGGTAAGTGAGGTATGGCAAATCATGAAACAGATTGGTTACAAGTTCTTCGGAGTTGTGGACCTTGAAGAAGAATCACCACACAGAAGTCGTACCACAGCGTGGGGGTCATGGATGAGTCCCTCAGCACCTTATATCTACAATCCAAAGGAATGTGTTATCTTGGCTTACAAGAAGAAACATATTAAGATTGTTAAAGGACAACCTGAATGGGTTGGTGAGATGGGTGAGGTTGAAGGTAAAGACGGTAACATGAGACCCAAGATGATGTATACCGAACAACAGAAGCGTGAGTTTATTGATTTGGTATTTGGACAGTGGAATTATTTTGCCGATACTCGCTCATTAACAAAGGCAACCTTCTCAATGGACATTCCAACCAAGGCGATTAAGATTCTCACATATAAGAATGATATTGTCCTTGACCCGTTTGCTGGTTCAGGTACAAGTATGGTTGCTGCAGAGACTTTAGACCGTCGTTGGATTGGTATTGAACTCAGTCCAAACTACGCCAAAGTGGCGAATGAAAGAGTTGGATTCTTTGTTCAACAAAAAAGACAACAGGTTTTAGAATTTCCTGAAAAACCAATTGAGACAGTTTAATCTAACTGTTCTACTCTTTTGAGTAACGAAAATTACAAATTGGTTTTCCGTTCACCAATGGTAAACCATGTTGGTCAAGGGTGATAGTTTTTACTATCACCTTTTTATTTTTGAATCTACCCATCAAAATTGTGTCACCAACCTTTATATTAAGTTGTATCATAGTATTTATAATTAGTATTTATATTCAAATATGGGTGAAATAGTTTTAACGGAAATACAACTCAACAATCTAAAGCAGAGACTAACTGAAGAGAAGTGGTACAATAGTGTTTTGGATGTTTTGGGTATTGTTGACCCAACAGGAATTACTGACTTTATAAACGCCATCTCTTATTATAGACAAGGTGATACATTATTTGCGTTTTTATCTTTAGTATCTGCAATACCTTATGTTGGTGATTTAGTTGGTAAAACTGCAATGGGAACCATGAAAGCCGGAGGTCAAGGAGTCAAGTATCTTAGAAATGCTGAAAAGGCAATTAATGCTGGTAATACTGAATTAGCTCTTAAGAATCTTAAGATGTTAGAAAAAGTTGAGGGACCCGCAAACAAACTACTCAAAACCGCTCAGAACTGGACTTCAAAAGTTGATACAGCAATTGATAGAATTCCAAATATGGGAGGGTTATTATCAGGATTTAAAAAGACCCTACAAAGTTGGGTAAACTTATTCAGTAGTGCATCAAGAAGGTCCATGGGTGTTAGACGTTTGATGGTTAACAAAACACCACAAGAACAAATGAAACTAGTGCAAGGTTTAGAAGCTGCTTTGAAAAGAGAAAAGTTCTTAGACCCAACAATATTAGGTAAACCAAATATCCTTCAAAGATTACTTTATGGTGGTGGTCTTGGTTTAGGTAGATTTTCTGACCTATTTGGAAAAAGTTCTTTAAGAACAAGAGTATTAATGGGTCAAACAAAATTCTATCTCGGATTTTTGGATTCTTTGAATGTTGGTAATTTTGTTGGACCTGAAGAACTTTCAGGTATGATGGGTGAAGAACAGATGTTAGCCGCAATGAAGAAGTATGAATCAACTCCTGAGGGTCAAGAAGCCTTAAAAAGTGAATTGGGTGGAACTACAACGACTCAAGTATCACCACAAAGTTTGGCTACCGCAGGAGTACAAATAGCCTCATCACCAATATCATCGGTATTAATGAAATTAATGAGTCCAGTATAATGAAAGAAGAATATATTTTAAAATTAGTCCAAGTTCAAAATCAATTTAGATTTTTACATTGGCAAACTACGTTTGATGCTAAACATAAAGCATACGGAGACATCTACGAAGGTTTAGGTGATTTGATTGATGACTTTGTTGAAGCCATGATGGGAAAATATGGTAGACCTGAGTTCCCTGCAGAATTCTCAATAATGTTTCAAGACATAAATAAATTATCCATGCAAAATTTTATTGATGGAATCTGTGAGTTTTTAATATCAATGACTGAAGGTTTGGACCCAAAATTTGATACTGACTTATTGAATCTTAGAGATGAGATGTTAAGATTAGTTAACAAATTAAAATACCTATTAACACTGAAATATTAATATGAAAAAGTTTATAATTACAGAAGAAGAAAGAAATTCTATTCTTAACCAACACATCAAGGCAACAAAGAGACAGTACCTTAAGGAAGAGTTTTCTCAAGGTATGACAACAATTGAAAGGTATAATTATAATATGGCTATTCAATGTTTCCTCAATAAGAAAGGTGTAAAGGATGATGCCGGTCAACCATTAAAAATGGACGGTTCAATCGGTAATTATCCAAAGTCAAAAAGTGCTCAAGCAATTGCTAAATACCAATCAATGATTAAAGTATATCCTGTTGATGGTGTGTGGGGTGAAGATACTATGGACGCAATGCCTGAACAAGATAAGGTAATATTCAAACAGTGTGTTTCAGACCACGGTGATTTATTTGATAAAATTGTGCATTACTTTGGTTGGGACTAATGAAAAAAATCATCAAAGAATCGGGTTTACGTGATATCAAAGCTTTGGCTAAAAGATATCCAAAAGCTAAAATATACTTTCACCAAGATTTAGATGGTGTTACCACGGCAATTGCAATGAAGAAATACCTTGAAGACAATGGTATTGATGTTGTAGATTCTGAGGTTATCCAATATGGTGAAAAAGAATTTGCGGTAAAGAAACCTGATGCTAGTGGTGATGTAATGCCAGTGTTAGTGGATTTTGCTCACGGTAAACCGATGTTTGTCATTCACACAGACCACCACGATACTCAAGTGGGTGCTGAGAAAGACGCATCAAAATCATTCAGACAGGCCCGTTCAAATGTTGAAACAATTTCTCAGATTATTTCACCAAAAGAATTGTTCCCAAGTTCAGACATTCTTTTGATTTCTACAGTTGACTCGGCTGACTTTGCAAAACATGACATAACAACAAAAGAAGTTGTTAATTTTCTTTTTAGATTAGATAAAGAGAAAGGTCTTGCAAAAAATAAAATGTTATTAGGTTTGGTGACTAACAAATTACTCTTGGCATTTAAAAACAAAAAAGGTTTCTTGGAAAGTTTGGTAATGGATTCTGAACCATCACTTTATTCAATTCTTAATAACATTAAAACTTGGATGAGCGAAAACACTCGTGAGACTCCTGAAAGATTACAGAGAAATGCCGAAGATTATATGGACTCAATGGCGAATCACAGAAACGTGAGAGTTGAGGATGGTATTATTCTTCAGTATGGTATGGGAACATTAAAAGGTACCGGTTCTTATGATAGATATACACCGTTTAGAAACAATCCTGAGGCGGACTTTTTAATTATCATGTGGCCTTTAGGATTGGTACAGGCATCTTGTAACCCATTCAAAAAAGATAGAGAACTTAAAGGTGTAAACCTTGGTGAAATTAAAGATGAAGTTTTGAATAAGTGGAAATCTCAACTTCAAGATAGAACAATTCCATTATCAACTATCAAATACATTGCAGAATCAGGTATGGGTGCAGAATCAGTTGGATTCACATTCAAAGATTTTGATGCCATTTATGGTGGTAAAATTATGATGATGGATAACGGAGAACAAATTTTGGATACTTTAAAACCTATCGTTGACAAACCATTCTCAGAGTTAACTGAACCTGAAATGGAACTGTTGGATAAGATTGGTGTAAACGCTTGGGATTTGATTCAAGCCAACTCAGGTGGACACAAATGTATTACCAACATTTCAGGACTTAATTATTTGGGTAGAGCCAAAAGACCACCCTCAGGACCATATAGATATGACCCTGAAAGAGAGGATGCTCCATACATCAAATTTGTTAAGATGATTGGACAAGAGTTCTTTAAAGTCCTAAAGGAAAAAATTCAGGAGAGTAAAAAGGAAGGTTAATTAATAAGAAACTTAACAGAGTCTCCTTTTTTGATACCAAGATTTTTACAGGTACCACCCTCAACTTCTAATATAAAATAACCTCTACCACAGTAGTTCTCACAGTCTTCGTCAACACATGGTGGGCAATTGTGATGAACCTTTGATATGATTTGGTTGTCAATGTAGATAATATCTAAAGGTATTATACAATTCTTCATCCAAAAACAATTGGTGTGGTCGGTCATCAGGAACAACATACCGTTAAAATGTTCGTTAAAGGTTTTGTTCATCATACCCTCAGCACGTTTACGGTAATCGTCCATAACCTTTACTGTGAAGGTGTTATCGCCTATTTTAACTTTCATGATTATTTATAAATATGGAAAAGTATAAAAGGTTGAGTGGGGTTGTCGTTAAAGTTAACGGTGAATGTTTATTGTGTAAGAGAAATGGTAAGTCATCTTACCCTAATATATGGTCTATCCCTGCGGGACACGTAGAAAAAAATGAATCAACTAAAGAGGCCGCATACAGAGAGTTTTACGAAGAAACTGACATCAATATAGAAAATTATGATTTAGATTTTGTGGGTATACTTCCAAAAAAGAAAAAGACAGACGGGAGTATAAAAGGTATGATGTATGTTTATCTGTTAAATACCCATGAGTATATGTACCCCAACCTTGAAACTGCCCAAGATGGACATGAACATACTGAATGTGGGTACTTTGGATGGGACAAAGTCAAAAACATGGACACTGGTACGTATTTAAAAAGAATTTTAGAAAATATTTTTGAAAAGGATTGAACTTTTCAATAGTATGACTATATTTATAATCTCTACCGAAAGGTAGAAACACCCCACAAAAAGTTTCACATAGCCCCTTGACAACCATAAAAAGTTGTTGTAAATTTGTGAGACACTCGGAAGAAGAGGAGTTAAATCCTCAATTCATGGTCCTACAACGAGTGTTCGAGAGAATACGATAAGTTGTGGGACTTTTTTTCGGGAAACGTTCTTAAAAATATATCGCGGGATAGTAGCAGCGGTAGCTCGCAAGGCTCATAACCTTGAGGTCGGGGGTTCGATTCCCTCTCCCGCTACAAAAAAAAATCACAAAGGTGCTTGACAGAATGAAAAACTGTTGTATCTTTGTGTAACAATTCGGAGAAAGGTTGGAGATATTCTTTAAAACCGTGGTTTCCTTACTCTGAATACGTTCTTTAACATAACGAATTTATCCGTCAGGATGTTTGATGATGAGACCCTTGGGTTGATTTTGACTAACAAACTGAGAAAAGATAATCGGCCGCCTATGGTCGTTAAATAAACCACGAAAGTGGGATAAAGTGGTCTCTCTAGGTTTAAAGAGATTGCGGTTTTTAAAACTTCGGTTTTATCAACTCGAGTAGGCAAGCGGGATATCATAGGTCCTTAGTAATCGAGGGTGACACTGTAGATGAACTGGAAATATGACTCAGCGATGTGGGTCGTTGAGTTGAGTTCGGAAGAACAATAAGAATAACTCGTAGAATTGATGTGGGAAATAAGGTCATCCAACCTTATAACTGCGGGATTCAATATCAAAGGGTACTTAAAACCGAAAGGTATGATGACAAACGGGTGGTGCCGAAATCATCCTTGACCATTGTCTACCAAGACATGAGTCACGAAGTAATCTTAAAGTATTGAGGTAGGGATATCTCAGAGAGTAGTATAGTATCGAGTCGTTCAAAAGATGGCTTGGCTGGTCGGCGGACCACTACTTTCATCCATCCACAAACCACAGACTTTGCATTTTTGAAGTATGCAAATACTAAAAGACAAAGGAAAAGTGTCCGTCAGTTGTAGGTGAAAGGTGACTACATAGTAATGAGACGTTCATTGCCGTTGTGGGTTCCCAAGACCCAAACGATTCTTGAGAACGTTCTCTAATCCCGCAAGGATTCACTGGGGTGGCAACCTCGGAGAGTAACAAGTAAAAAGAGAGTAAGCTACAACTCAAGGAGTGGTACCCCTAAGGAACCGTCACTGAGAATTACTACTCAAAAGGTAGTGGAAACGGAAAGAAACAATAATGTTCCTAAAGATTCTCAATCAAAGGTGTATTCTCAACCTAAGTGCCAAAACCCGAAGAAAAAAATCTTCGGGTTTTTTTGTTTATATGGAAAGTTCTTTTTATATTTGTAGTGTTAAACAACAGATATGAAAATAAATTTTACATACAATATTCGGATTGAGAACGAGAAGTTCGGAACCCTCTTGAATGAAACCTTTGTTGATGGTGTTCAGTTTAAGTTGTTTTTGAAAATGGTTCACGGTTGTTTGGAACTAAAAGGAGATTTGGATTTCTTCAACGGTACCGACTTCTTGGTTCACATTCCTTACAAGTATTTGGTTGATTCAATTGTTTTGACTTCCTTGGTTACACCTACAGTTGGTGAAGTTAGTTTGTCAGAACATATGAAATCTAAAGTGGAAGCTTTGGTTACCAAATAATTTCCTGACATAATGTCAGGTGGTGGAGTGATTGACTGTCATTCGGTCAGTCCCAAAAAGGTCAGACATTGTCTGACCTTTTTTTATTTTACCATCCTATCACTTAGTCCTACAGGAACACCTAAGTATAATGCAATTTGTTTTGACATGAACGATACCCATTCATTTAACGCGTCTGAGTAATCATATGGGTTTTCATCCCATAAAAAATCTAATAAACCGTCAATATCAAAATGTTTCATTTCTTCTTCACCATCATCATTGATATGTCTATAGATTACGCT